ATGGCGACCAAGAAGCCCGCACCTGCCCCCATTGAGGTGATCGACGTTGCTGACCCCAAGCCCGAACCCAAGGCAAAGACCAAAGCACCTGCGCCGACTTACTCCTTAGATCAGCAGATGGTGATGGCGGCTATGGGCATCAAGCCGGAGTAGGCACAAAAAAAGGGGGCCAAGCGGCCCCCAATCCTTCGTGATGCCAACTCAGGGAGTGGCGCCACCGAAGGGGCTGTTCACCATCAGACGCACAACGTCGAAGTTGCGGATGTCGGTGTAGATGTTGGACCAGGAACCAGCAGTCGCAAGGACGGTGTTGGCAGGGTTATCAGCACCGCCATAGTTGGAGCCGAAGGCGTGATAGCCGTAGTGGTAATCCACGGAAATCACATCCTGCTTACTGAGGATGTTGCGATCGGCCTCGATGCGCAGCTCCTGCTGCACACCTTCAGCAATCGCGCCCTGAGCCAGCATGTAGACGGGGTAGGCAAGTGCATTGCCCTTGGTGGCTGAAGTGCCGTTCACGCCCTTGATGTTGTCATCAACGATGACGCGCATACCGGCGAAGTAGGCGATCTGATCGTTGGTGATGCCAACGCCGCCACCGCCCCACTTGATGTCGTTGCCCGAGGACAGCGAATCAGAGGAGAAGGTGAGCATCCCCACCTGCTGCAGGTAGAAGTAGCTGCTGGAGTGCATGACGATCACCGAAAGGCGATCAGCACGCTCGCCGAGCTTCGACTTAGCAGCGATAGCCGAAGCAGCTGACAGGTAGTTAGCTGCAGTCAGCGAGCCAGGGACAACGTCACCGGAGACGTCGGTCTCCAGACCTGCGTAGGCAGTAGCGAACAGACCATCAAGTTGAGACAGCAGAGTTGCCATCTTCAACTTGTTGATGGCATCGGCCAGATAGCCGCGGATGGCAGCCATCGGATCAGTGCCAGAGCCAAGGCGGCTCAGGTCATCTACGGCGTAGCTGAAGCCACGGTGCAGGATGGGAGCGGTCTGCTTGCCAGCAGTGATCTTCTGAGGAGTCAGATAGCCTTGGCCACTGGTGCCCCAGGTGGCATTGGACTCGATGCGCTCTTCGGTCGGAGCGATCGGCTTCCATGTAGGAACCTCGACCTTCACGCCACCAGCGCGGGCGTCGAGGCTGGCGTCACGCACGACAGCGCCGGAGCGCAGCATTGCGGACTGCTCATAAATTGCTTCGCTTACATAGGCCAGAAACTCCGGCCGAGTAACGATGTCCGAGAGGAACGTGCCCCCGGAATAGTTCTGAAAAGGTGCGGCCATTTGCCTTCGTCGTTGGGTTTACCGTGGATCACCCTCGTTGCGCTTCGGCCTTCAAGGCTTTGGCGAGTTCAGGATTCTGCGCCTCAAGCAACAACGCCTCAGTGAGGTTGCCGCTGCGGTAGGGATTGCTCACCCCTGGCGCCACAGTTGAAGTTGGCGATGCACCCATTCCACGACCACCAGCAGATGGTCCGAAATGATGCTGCCAATCAGGCGACTGCTTCAGGTTGGCAACGTAGTCATTCAGTGGTTGCTCAACGCCCCCGGAAAGCACCACAGGATTGCCTTCGTCATCAACACGAAGCTGCGGCGATAGCAACTGGAACAGCTGCGTGGGATTCACCGCACTGGCCTGGCCGAGCTGCTGTGTAGCAGCGGCCTTCAACCGTTCCTGAGCCACGTTCTCGGTCACAGACGCGAGTTGTGCCTTCAGGTCAACAATCTGGGCATCACGCTCAGAGACGGTTCTCTTTGCTTGCTCCCAGAGATCCTTAAACGCGCCTTGATCCTCTAGGGACTTCTGCGCGACGGACTGCTGTATGGCCTTCATCTGCTCCAGCTCATCTTTGAGCTGTTGCATCTGTTGGCGAGCGTCGTCCGCTTCCTTCTTGGCCTGCTTTGCGTGCTGGTTAGCTAGACCGAGCTTGTGCTTGAGCAGTTCAGCGTCGGAGTTACCGGGCTGTTCTTCAGGACGGACGGGCTTATTCAGCAGAGCAGGATCGACGGCCACGGGCACGTCGGTGCTGGGCACGGCCACAGCGGATAGCTCTTCTGTCATTCAGCAGTAAGAGGGTTACGCAGTCAGTCTATGAACCTGTGGTTACGCAGGACTAGGGTCTACTTCGCCAGCATCTCTTCAAGCCGTTCGACACGTTCGCGTAAGTGTTCGGTGCGGAAGAAGCTCTCTAGTGCTTCCTTGCTGGGACGTACCAGCCCCTGCTCGTCCAGCAGGACGTGACCGATCTGTTCGAGGCGGTCCAGCCGTTCGTCCTGGTGGACCATGACACCGACAACAAAGACCAGCAGGCTGCCGAGTGCCGTGATTACTGCCGCGATGATCGGACCCTTGTCTTTGGGAATCAATGGGGTGCGATCACTCATCACGAGTAGGGGGGTTGCTGCGCAGGCTGACCAGCGTGGCCAACAGGCTGAACATGGTTTGCATGGCCCTGTTGTCTGCATCAGCGCAGGCGTCGGACTTTGCCCAGGGTGAGCCCCAGAATCCTGCGGCGGTGCAGCTAGCTGACCACCCGACCGACAACGCCGCGATGGTGCTCACCGTGGCGATGATCGAGCGCGTCAGCCATGTAGGGGTCATCAGAGGAACTCAGTCGTCAGGGACACTGGGCCCGTGTTGCTGTTGTCGTTGAACTTGATGCCCATCTTTTGGATTTTGATGGGATCGAATGGTGCCCCCATGCGGTACAGACCTTCGACGGTTTGCTCCCTGCCGTTGCGGTTTTTGTATGGCCCCAACTTGAAATAGATGTTGCAGAAATCATTTGTCCCCTGAAGTCCAAAGCCCAGCACCCTGAACTCAAACGGGCATGGCGAATGCTGCCCGACGGCATAGTCCTGGCTGTTGTTGATAAGCAAGCCCCCACCGCTGTCGGATCCCTGGTGCAGATTGTGGATTTCCGCCCCGCCTGACGCCCAGCGAACGATGCAAGAGCCATCGAAAACCATCGAACCATCGCTGAAGTCGATCCAATTTCCGTTGTGCTCGCACAGGATTCTGGGATAGCTGATGTTCACCTTGGGGCTAAATGTGCCGTATTGCCTGAGGCATACTTTCGGCTGGACGGCCTGCACCAGCTGATTCGCGTGGGAGCTATCAGGGTTGGAAACGTGCTTAATTTGCAATGGGGCGCCAGTCCCCCAGGTCATGTTCCCGTTGGTGTCAGCCATGGCGACCTTGCCAGCATTGCCCGCGTCGCCAAGGACTGGCGTCATCGAATGCCAGGCGTTCCCTTTGTTCAGGTACAGCTGCGTCTGCGCGGCGTAATACCAAAACGCCAACCCGCCAACGTCATCAGCTGTAGCGGTATTGCTTGGGACTTCGTTGAAGTAGCCAGGGATCACGACCTTTGAACCTGCGCCGCCAATCGTCAGGCCATTGGAGCCAATCCAGTTTGTGCCGGTCCACAGGAACAGCGTCTGCCGGTTGGCGCTTGAGTCAAACCACATATCGCCTACGCCAGGCGTTGTGGGTGCTGTTGTGCCGTAACTGATCTGCGGGCCCTGCAGCCGCTTCCATGCACCAGCAGCACGGGTGAAAACCACGTTGGTGTCATCTGCCCAGGCCAGCGTGCCATCGGGCACCGCTGCAGCCAGCAGTGTCGCTTCGTCGGCGTAGTGCTGAATCGGCTCCTCAATCCATGCACCGCCAATGCGGACAAAGGTGCGGCCGGTGTCGCTAGCGATTGCCTCCTGCCCGTTCATCGGCCAGGTGGCAGCGCGAATGTTGGCTTCGGTGTCCTCCCACAGTGATTCCGGCCGCCAGCCGTTGCTAGTGCGGGAATAGGTCAATTCGTTATCCAGCGCCAGCGCCGTGTCGCCCACATGCGCACCCTGTGCAGCAGTGCCAGTCCATGCCTGCACTGCTGCTAGGTCTGGCAGTTCACGGATGGTCAGGCAGCGCCAGCCGCTGGTTTGCTTTTGCCACAGGCTGCCTTCGTCCAATGCCGTGGCAACGGTGCCGGTCTGTGCAGCATCAGCCAGCAGCAGGGCTGCGGTGGCGTATTCCCTGATGCCGATGAACGCCCAGCCGGTTTTCTGCCTGATGTACACCTCGCCGCTGTCAGCCGTGACGGCAAAGGTGCCCACAGGTTCAGTGGTGTTTGCCAGCAGCGTGGGCCGATCAGCAAAACGCTTCACTGGGCTGGCAGCAATTTCCCGCCAGGCTGAACCGTTCCACACAAAACCCTTTTTAGTGGATTCTTCGTAGAACGATTGGCCGATTTCAGTGCCGACAATGGGCAACGTGTTGCCAATCCTGAAGGTCGGGATTGCGATGCCAGTGGCAGCCCCTGGAGTAAGGGCGAACAGTTCGCCGTTGTGCGGATCGATGGGGTCGAGTTCAGCAACGACTAGGCGGCGGTCAGACATGGCGTGAAATGCAGTGGGTCAGGTGTTCAGCTGTTGAAATCAGGGCCAAGCGACCGGATGTTTTTGCACCGTGCGGTCAGACGCTTTGATGATGTAGTACAGGACCACGTGATCAGGCGCGGTTTCAGCGTCGCCACCGACCGTGATGGTGTGAGCGTGAAGGCCGCCGTTTTCGGTCCACAGCCATGTCTTGTCTCCGTTACCTGATGCGAAGTTCGTGGATGCCCATTCACCGTCGTTCCCGCCCATCTTTCGCGGAAGCTTGTGGCTGTGGTTGCCCGAGTTATTTGTGGTGAACGCCGTGTGTCGCGGTCGGCCTGTCGTCCAGCCCACCCGTTTGTTCAGCGCATGACCGGCACCAGCACCGCGAACGAACTGCCCCGAAAGGTTGGGCACCTTGTTGTCAGCAAACAACGCCGCCAGCTCTGGGAAGCGTCCCGTGTCGATTGAGCTGCCGTCGCAAATCATCCATCCGCTGGGGATGGTGCCTGCTGCCCACATCACAATCGTGCCGACAGGACAGCCGACGCCGATCAGCTGATCGCCTTTGTCCAGCGTTAGCGGCGTGGAGCCACCGCCACCGCCCAGCTCAACCCACTGGCTGCTGCCAGTGTCGTAGCTGTACAGCGCAGCCTTGCCGCCTGCCTTGGCGCTGCTCAGCACCAGGTACACATCCGACGCTGGTGCGCTGGCAGGCAGGTCGCCATCCGTCGGCACGTTCTTCACGCCACCCGACAGCGGCACCTTTGTCCATGGCGCTGCAGCAACCACTGGCGGCCCGGCGCTGGCCTTCGTGCCCGGTGCAGTGTCAGCAGGCACCACCGCACGATCGGCGCGGTAGATGTCGC